TGGATAGTGCGCAAGAAGGCCAAGGACAAGTTTGTTGCCGAGGTTCTTGCTCAATTAGCAGGATACGACAAATTCAAATTTAGTTCACTGGTAGTAAACCTTGAACATAACTACGGCTACGATAACGACAACTGTATAATGGCTATTAAGTTTGCCTTGGATGGTTTGCGTAAGCACGGAGGCGTACAGGACGACACGGCTCGGTTTGTTACAAAAGTTTCCATATTTAGAAACCCAGAGGTAGAAAAGAATACTGGCAAAGTAATTTTTTTTGGTGAATGTTTGTGGTATTGATTTTTTGTATATCTTTGAACCATTAACCAACACACTCACTTTATGGAATACACCTTCCGAACGAATTGGTCCCAAGATGGGGCCGCCCAAATGGTGGAGTTTCTGCAACACCGCATCGAGGCACTTGCCTCACGCAACGAGTTCCTCGAAGCAGAAAACGAAGTATTAAAAAGAACCTTAATTAACGAATTGCAAAATGGCTAAAATCACCAGCATCACCCCCACAGGACAGTGGAACGAGTTTTTCAAGTTTGAAGTACGCTTTGACGATGGCGACTTCGGAACGACTTTCGCAAAGTCCACAACCCCTCCTTACGCAGTAGGTGACGACGTTACCTACACCAAGAACGAGAAGGGAACCATCAAGATTCAAAAAGCAGGATTCCAAAACAACTACACCGCTCCCTTTGCAAAGAGCGCAGCAGGTAACGACGACCGTGGTAAGTCCATTATTCGCCAAGTAGCTTTGAAGTCGGCTGTTGAAATGTCAGCGGCCTACGTTTCACAAGGCGCAACGATTCCAGTAGAGAAGATTTTTGAGCTTGCCGATAAGTTTAACGCTTGGATGCTCAACGAGCAGAAAGGCGCAAGTCACGAGGAACACTTTGCTCCACGTGTGGAAGAAAGCAGTCCTTTTTAGTGTGTGTGTTTTTTAGGACTGCTGGCCCCTCTTCGGAGGGGCTTTTTTTTGCTTTGAGTTTTTTGTATTGATATTTTGTTTACTTTTGACCAAACACACAGAATGAGACACCCAGACATTTTAACCAACGAATCGGTACTGCCGTTTCTGGAACGAGCAAGGGCTGGCAAGTATTTCGATACTGGCAAGCTCGGCAATCCGAAGATAGACGAATACCTACGATTTAAGGACGGGGAGTTTATCGTTGTAACTGGCCACGCCAACGTGGGTAAGACGCACACGCTTATTTACCTTATGCTTATGCAGAGCCAGAACTACGAGAAGAAGTGGTTGGTCTATTCAGCAGAAAACGAGGTACACTCGCTTAAAAGAAAAATGATTGAGTTTCTTGCCTGCGCTCCGATTCAGCAAATTCCAGAACACGTTATGTATCGGCATCTTGATTTTGTGAACGAATACTTTACGTTTATAGATGGCAACAAGCTGTACGATGCCTTCGGCCTTCTGCGGGTTATGGAGGAAATCAAAGAGGAATGGGACTACACTGGTGCGCTTATTGACCCGTACAACTCACTATCTACCGACCAAAAGAAACTTGGGAAGACTGGAATGCACGAATACCACTACGAGGTGGCCTCGGCTATTCGGGTGTTCGCCCACAAGAACAACGTAACAACAGTCGTAAACACACACCCAGTTACCGAGGCAATGCGTAGAACCTTTCCGCAAGGCCATCAATACGCAGGGCTTCCAATGCCCCCAATGACTTCGGATATTGAAGGAGGTGGCAAATGGGGCAACCGTGCCGATTGCGTACTGGTTGTTCACCGAATGGCTCAGCACCCGACGGATTGGTTATTTACCGAGCTACACGTGAGAAAAACAAAGGAAATGGAAACAGGCGGACGACCTACCCCGCTGGGTGATCCTATCCGTATGGAATCAATTAGAGGTAACGTTGGATTTAAGATAGATGGATATAACTTGCTTGACCAACAGACACCAGTACAAATTACCTTAAATGACACCGATGCACCATTCTGAAGACGCTTGGGAAATACACGTTAGAGACAAGATTCTTCGTGTAAACGATGCTATCCTGTGGATTAATAAAGTAGCGGTAGACAACCCAACCGAAACCGTAATTGTTGATCACCTTCTTTCCTTATGGAAGGCGACCCAGATGCTCGAAGATATGGTAGACCTTAAGCGGACGTTAGACGTTAAGGTACTTGAAGCCCGTTTAGATAACTCTAAATTGCGACACGACCTAAACCAGTCACTTATACAACTTGACCAAGCAAAAGCCGAAATCCTAAAACTTCAAGAGCAGCTAATATGAGATTTATCCCCCTGCCGTTTGACATTGACGAAATCTTTGAAATAGACCAGAAGCGTTTTGTTGTCCTTGACTACCGCCGTGCAAGCAACTGGAAGGACTGGGGAGCGTGGATGCTTATACAGGACGAGCAAGGCAAGACCTACAACGTGCCACTCCTTCACGTACTAACGCAACGCCAGATGGGCAAGGCACAATACCGAGGCAAAAGGTGAACTACAAAACATTCTGCGACTACATTCAGTACGAGGACGATGGAACCCGTAAGGCAAGAAACGTGGTAGTACGATCGGCTTATTGCAAGGCGTTCCGACCTATGTACACGCTAACGGAGCTTGGGTTCCAATTAGGCAAAGACCACTCGACCGTAATTCACTATGAGAAGTTGCAATACAGACGCAACGCCTTTTATGAATCGGCATTAAAGTCGGCCTTGCATATTCGAGGTGCGTTACCAAAGCAAGAAACGCCCGAAGAAAAAACGGTAACCAATGTACTTAATTATGATTATTTGGTTAAAGAGAATGCAGAATTGAAGCAACAGATAACGTATCTAAAAGCCAAGCTGCAACAAATAAACCAGATAACCAATGAATTTTAATATCGGATTCTACCCTATTTACGGCGTTTTACTTGGATTCAACTGGTCGAAAGTAGAACTGGACGACATCGAACTTCACCAGATACAGATACCCTTGTTTATCTTTATCCTCGAAATCGAATGGGAGAACTACTTGAACGATTAGCAGAACGCCACGCCGACTGGATTCGGATGGCTAAAAGTTTTGGTGCGGACTATGATACCGCCCAAGACCTCGTTCAAGATATGTACATAAGACTGTACACGTATGTAAAGGACTTTGAGAAGATTCGCTACGGTGACGAACCAAATACTTTCTTCGTTTATATTACATTACGGAACCTTTACTTGCGTCAACAGCAACAGGCGGCAAAATTCGTATCAATAGAAGAATTTGACGACATTGACGAAATGCACGACCTCGACTCGGACTTGGCTTTTACGGAACTTGCCGAAGCAGTAAAGGTCGAGATAGCAAAATGGGACTGGTACGATAACAAGCTGTTTGTCCTGTACCACGATTCTAACGTATCAATGCGTAAGTTATCGAATGACACCAAAATAAGTTTGCGGTCAATTTATCACACCTTAAAAAATGGAAGAGAACGTATCAAGTCCAGTTGCGAAGCCGAGTACCAAACGTGGTCGAAAGCCAAAAGGTCTCGGTGACCGCATCGAGCAGTTTACCGAAGCCACTGGCATTAAGGCGGTAGTCGATTGGTTTAGCGATGCTACTGGCGTGGACTGCGGATGCGAAGCCCGAAAGGAGAAGTTAAACCGACTATTCCCAAGCAAGAATCCAAAATGCTTGGATCAGAAGGAATATGAATGGCTTACCGAGTTCTACGCACGGTACAAGTCCTCAATGAGTTCACAAGACCAGAAGCAAATCGCAAAGATTCACGCCCGCATTTTTAACCACGCCTACCACATCCCCTGCGGTTGCAACCCTAAATTATGGAAGCAATGGATTGAGGAGCTGCGTAGCGTTTATTCCGAGTATGACAGAACGGCAGCTGTTTGAGTTCCTAAAAGAACGATTCCTGCCTGACTTGGAAATGAGCGAGGAGCCAATGTCGCACTGGGATTGCTACTCGGCCCAATGGGCTTTTGACATTGAGTTAAAATGTAGGCGCAGCCATTACGACACCTTGCTCATTGAGAAAATGAAGTACGATAACTTGCTTGCTCGTTCGGCAAGATTCGAGACCAACCCTATTTATATTAATTCTACCCCTGTTGGTATTTATGTTTTCCGATTGGCTGACCTGCAAATTAACTGGGAGACAAAACGAATGCCCGCAACAACCGACTTCGCAAAGACGTACAAGGTTGATAAGGTGGTAGGATTCTTAAACGTAAACCAAGCAAAACAAATCTATGCCTTTACCAACCCCTAAATCCAAAGAAGACCAGAAGGAGTTCATCAATCGTTGCGTCACAGACGATACGATGCTAAAAGAATATCCTCGGCAAGACCAGCGATTAGCGGTATGCTACACGCAATGGAAAAATAAATAGTCCTTCGGGGCTATTTTTTTTGTCTCAATGTTGTATGTATTAAAAATTTTATATCTTTGGTGAACATTAAACACACACACAATGAAAGACAAACTGATTGACCTATTCCAAGACGTGACCGTTTGGCTCGCTTGGTACTTGATTGTAAGCACAGCGTTGCTTGCTATTTTTATTGTTCCATCCTACATCGCACAAGTGCTATGCAAGTAACCTACACCGACCTTATGTACGAGGCCGAAAACCAAGGTCTTGCACCCGAAGACATCGCAGGCGACTACTTCGAGGTATTTGCCTCTTGGGCAGGATTCAAAACCGTACAAGATATGTTTAGCTGGCGTTTAGAGGTTGTCGATGCTTACGGCATTGGTGACGTTGACCAGCACCCATACCAACCGGCAATGGTTGAGGGCTTCAACTGGGAGCCGTTGTACGAGCGAGCAATGGAGCAGGATTTTAACTACTTACACTTTTAATTATGACACTTACCGACCTATTTGTAAAGATTGCATCCGAACACGGAGCAAGAATCGACCAAAAAGATATTGACTTCTTGAAGCGAATTGAAGAATCCGACAAGGAAATAAACTACCAACGTGGCTTTAACGAGGCATTGCAACTGGCCATAAACGCTAAATAATGAAAATAATTGAACTACTTGACGGAAGCACTTGGGATAGGGCAACCGTTACCGAAAAAATGATGGAGGATTCGTTTTACTACGGCTACCTTTCAAAGGCCGCACTTTCGTCCTCGGCTTGTAAACTATTGCTCCAGTCACCCAAGACGTACCACTACGTCACGAAGTACGGCCAAGACGAATCGGATGCCTTCTCGGTAGGGCGTTTGGTTCACTTGATGGCTCTGGAGCCTCACCGAGTAGAAGAGTACGATATTATTGACGTACAGAGCAAGAATACGAATATGTGGAAAGAGGCCAAAGCAAGAGGCGGCCAAATAATTACAAAGAAGGAATACAACGAAGCCAGACGCATCGCAGATGCCCTGCTACGCAACGAATCCGTCCTCGGTTACATTCAAGGTTGCCAATTTGAGGTTCCCGCTATTGGAATGATAGATGGCATACCTTTTAGAGCAAAGGCCGACATATTAGGAGACAACTTCATTGCAGACCTAAAAACCACTACCGACCTACGTGCGTTTCCCTATTCAGCAAAGAAGTACGGTTACGACCTACAAGCGTATATCTACACTCGGCTTTTTGGAGTGCCTATTGATAAATTCATATTTATTGCAATAGACAAAGCGAGCTTGGACGTTGGCATTTACACCATTAGCCCTGCTTTTGTTGAAGAAGGCGAGAAGAAGTTGCAAGAGGCGATTTCCATATACAAGGAGTTCTTTATGGGAGTGGACGAGCCAGAGTTAGACAACTACACTATTGTTGGGCAGTTATGACCGATATAACCAAATGCACAGGAAGAGGATGCGACCTTCGGGAAACTTGCTACCGCTTCACGGCTACCGCTGGATGGCATCAATCTTACTTTATGACTTCGCCCATTAAAAACGGTGAATGTGAAATGTATTGGGAGACCAACGAGAAATGAAAACACACATCCAAGAGCTAATCGCTTGCTATAAGACGTTAGAGGAAATCACGGCTATAATTGAATCGGAGAATAGCGGCTTATCGCCAGAGCAGCGATTGAACGAGATTGAAACCACAATCAAAAACCTATTTCAAAACCTTTAACACCAACGGGAAATGAAAACAGCAATGCAAGAACTACTGCAAGTTGAATCAGACCTAACACGTATGTTTGATTCAGATTTGATGGTAGCAATGAGGTTGCTTGAGTATATTAGAGCAAATAAAACTGAGATGCTTGAAAAAGAGAAGTGGCAGATTATGAATGCTTACGACATCGGATGGCTTGACTGCAAAAACTCTGGTTCCACCTTCCTTAACGACCAATACTATTTTGAAACCTTTGACACCAACGGGAAATGAAAGCCATTATTGAATACAGTCTGCCAGAAGACCAGATAGAGTTCGACTTGGCAACATCCGCTTCTAAAATGCACTCGGTACTTTGGGATTTAGACCAATGGCTTCGTAGTAAAACCAAGTACGCACCAGATGGAACCTCGGAAGGTGAATTGAAAGCGTACTACGCCTGTCGTGAACAACTGCGGGAGTTAATGAATGACAACAATATAAATTTATGAGCTGCGCTAATTACACTTATGTAGAAGACGAGGAAGAGAAACGCCTCCGTATTATTATTCGTAACGGAAATTCTGGAGAACATTATGAAGAAGCACACGAAGATTTACCTCAAAGCGATGGGGTTAAGCCCTGTTGAGTTTATCCCTTGCGAGGTTTGCAACAGGCGAGCCGTGGATATTCACCATATCGAACCGAGGGGTATGGGTGGAAGCAAGACACTAGACGTAATCGAAAACCTTATGGCTCTATGCCGTGAGTGCCACCACGAAGCCGACTTTGGTGTTGAGTTATCAAAGGACTTCTTGAAGGCTGTACATTTGAAAAAAATACCTCAATGATTCATATCATTACCCCTTGCTCACGACCAGAGAACCTCGAACACTTGCGGGAGTCGATTCCTGCTGGTTGCAGTTGGACGGTCTTTATGGACTACTCGACCAAAAAGAAAGAAGTACCGAAAGGGGTTAAGGTGGTGCGGTCTAACCTCGGTGGGGCCTTTGGCAACCCGCTTCGCAATATGGCACTTGACTACCTACAAGCGTCCGCAAGCGATAACGACTACATTTACATATTAGACGACGATAACATAATCCACCCGAACTGGTTTGAAGCCGTCAAGGATAGCACCGAGGACTTTGTAAACTGGGCGCAATGCTTCCGCAATGGAGACCCACGCCTTCACGCTACCGAATCCCCACGGGTAGGAACAATCGACACGGCTTCTTATATGGCTCGCCTTGGGTTTATCGGCAAAGCAAGATTCGAGTACAGATACGAAGCCGATGGGTTGTTTGCCCAAGAGCTAATGACAAGAAACCCAAAGATTAAGACGTACCAAGAGTATCTTTGTTACTACAACTATTTACGATGAGGCCAAGCATACTTTGTATCGGTGACGAAAATTCTGGCGTGGTTTACCACCGCATATACAAGCCCCTAACTCTACTCAAAGAGAAGGGGCTTATTGATTTTCAGATAATCAACTACAAGCAGGAGGTACAGCCCGACAACTGGGAGTCAATAACGCACGTTATATTTTCCAGAGCCGTTCCTTTTTCTGGTGAGTCGTTTGCCAACTTCTTTGCAATTTGCAAGCAGTCAGGAAAGAAGGTTATCATTGATAACGACGACTGGTGGCACTTGGCGTTAGACCACCCCTCCAAAGTCACCTACGACAAAGCAGGACTTGAACACCGCATACGAAACTCTATGTACTTTGCGGACGAGG